GTAGTATATTTGGTGGTTGTTCTGGGAATAAGATTACTGCCATTGCTGGTGAGTCTTCTACTGGGAAGACTTTCTTTAGTCTCGCTGTGGTTAAGAATTTTCTGGATAGTAATCCTGGTGGTTACTGTCTGTACTTTGACACTGAAGCAGCAGTTAATAAGTCTCTTCTTAAAAGTCGTGGCATTGACTTAGAACGATTAGTTGTTATTAATGTTGTTACGATTGAACAGTTTAGGCAGAAAGCACTGCAGGCTGTTGATATATATTTAAAAAAGTCTGAAGATGACCGCAGTCCCTGCATGTTTGTGCTAGACTCATTGGGGATGCTTTCCACGGAGAAAGAAATCAGAGATGCTCTTGACGACAAACAGGTTCGCGACATGACCAAATCGCAACTTGTCAAGGGTGCTTTCAGGATGCTCACCTTGAAACTTGGTCAAGCAAATATTCCACTCTTAGTAACAAACCACACCTACGATGTCATCGGATCTTATGTCCCTACTAAGGAAATGGGAGGCGGCAGTGGCCTCAAGTATGCCGCGTCTACGATCATTTATCTCAGCAAGAAAAAAGAAAAGGATGGAACGGAAATTGTCGGAAATCTTATCAAGGCTAAGACGCACAAGTCGCGTTTAAGTAAGGAGAACAAGGATGTTACTATACGTCTTTATTACGATGAGCGTGGTCTTGATCGATATTATGGTCTTCTTGAACTCGGTGAGATTGGCGGACTTTGGAAAAATGTAGCAGGTCGCTATGAGATTGATGGTAAGAAAGTATATGCCAAAGCAATCTTGAAAGACCCTGAAACATACTTCACCGAAGACGTAATGAAAAAGTTGGATGCTATTGCTAAGGAGGAGTTTTCCTACGGTTCATGAATGTACTTGACTTTGTTTTAAAAATTGATAATGTACTGCCAGATGAGATTTGTGATGAGTTAATCAAAGTTTTTGAAGAGAGTGAACATAAAGATAGATTAGAAAGGAAAGGATATCCAAACTGGACTAATCTTTTTATTTGTAATCACCATCCTAAAGTAGAAGAAAAACTCAACAATGTATACTTAGCAGTTGCTAGTAAGTATCAGGAATGGTTAGGCGAGTATGGACTTTACTTTAATACAAGAGACTTTGACTTTGAAGGTTCTAATATAAAAAAGTATGTTGGTGGAACTGATGATGTGTACAAGAGACATGCTGACGTAGGATGTGTTGGTACAAGTCAGAGATTTGTTGCTATGTTATTTTATCTTAACGACGATTTTGAAGGTGGAGAGACTATCTTTTATCCTGAGATGTCAATTAGACCTAAGAAAGGATCTGTGATAGTATTTCCTCCGTACTGGATGTTTCCTCATGAAGGCACCCCTGTAATCAAGGGTGAGAAATACATCATGTCAACATATTGTCTTTGGAATCATAAAGGAAGGTATAATGGACAAGATTGAGTTTTTAATTTTGAGAAACCTTCTTCACAATGAAGATTTTTGGAGAAAGGTTATCCCTTTTGTGAAACCTGAATATTTTGAAGATGCTAATCAAAAGATCGTCTATGAGGAGATTCAGTCTTTTGTTACTCAATACAATGATATTCCTACCAAAGAGGTTCTGAATATTGAAGTTGAGAAACGCAATGATATCAATGAGCAGGTTTTTCAGGAGATCTCAAAAGTCATTAGTTGTCTTGACAGTGAACCCGTTGACCTAGAATGGTTGATGGATACCACCGAAAAATGGTGTCGTGATCGTGCTATATATCTGGCACTCCTTCAGTCAATTGGTATCGCTGATGGGAATGATGAGAAAAGAACACCTGATGCTATCCCATCAATCTTGTCGGAAGCTCTTGCTATCTCTTTTGATAATCACATTGGACATGACTACCTAGAAGATTATGAAGAGAGATATGATTCCTACAACAGGAAAGAATCCAGGATTCCTTTTGACCTTGAATTCTTTAACAGGATTACCAAAGGCGGTCTTCCTAATAAAACACTTAATATTGCTCTTGCTGGCACTGGTGTCGGTAAGTCTTTGTTTATGTGCCATATGGCTTCTGCTGTTCTACTTCAGAATAAGAACGTATTGTATATTACTGCTGAGATGGCTGAGGAGAAGATTGCGGAACGTATTGACGCAAATCTTTTGAATGTAAATATTCAGGATCTTTCTGATCTTCCTAAACAAATGTTTGAGAGTAAAGTTAATAACGTTGCTCAGAAGACACAGGGAACTCTTATAATTAAAGAATACGCAACGGCATCAGCACATGCTGGACACTTTAGGTCACTTCTTAATGAACTTGCACTTAAGAAGTCATTTAGACCTGATATTATTTTTATTGATTACCTTAATATATGTGCTTCCGAAAGATATCGCGCTGGTAGCAATGTCAATTCATATACAGTTGTCAAAGCAATTGCTGAAGAACTTCGAGGGTTGGCTGTCGAAGCAAACGTCCCTATCGTTTCTGCCACGCAGACCACTCGCTCTGGTTATGGCAGCAGTGATATTGAACTCACTGATACTAGTGAGTCCTTTGGTTTGCCTGCTACTGCTGATCTTATGTTTGCCCTTATTAAAACTGATGAGCTTGAGGAGTTGGGACAGATACTAGTCAAACAACTCAAGAACAGATATAATGACATTACCTTGTATAAGAGGTTTGTCGTGGGTATTGACAGAGCAAAGATGAGGTTGTATGATTGTGAACAATCGGCACAAGAAGACTTGCTTGAAAGCAAACAAGAGGAGTATGAGTACGAAGACAAACCAAAAAAGTCCTTTGAGGGATTCAAATTCTGATATGGGACTTACTAATAGAACACTACAATCGCAACTTGTAGTACCTGACGCCTCTTACATCTATGAGGTTAGAGATGAGGATGGTAATAGGTTTCGCCACTGTGGTAGTATGAAGGATGTAGAAACAGTATTAAGTTCTTATCCAAACTATTCATTCCAAAGAGTGTACCTTCCAGAACCTCCTAAGACTGTGGATGTTCCGTATATCAGGGTAGCACCTGATTTGGAACTACCGATGCAGCAAATCCTACCTGAAAGTCAACAAGAACCACTTAATTTAGAACTATGACAATTGACCCCGCAAAATATATTGAATTCGTTGCTCAAACTACAAGTCGTCCAAGCACTTACTTTCAAGATTTAGCAACACGACTTGCTGAACTTGAAGGACTGGGCGCTGATGTTCCCAAGTTGACAACTGCTGCTCTTGGTATAACTGCTGAAGCAGGCGAGTTTGCTGAAATTGTAAAGAAGATGTTCCTCCAAGGTAAACCTTATGATGAAGCAAACATCATTCATATGAAGAAAGAACTTGGTGACATCATGTGGTATATGGCACAAGCATGTATGGCACTAGACACTGATTTTAATGAACTCATGGAAATGAATGTTGATAAATTGAGTGCTCGTTACCCATCGGGCACATTTGATGTCCACTATTCTGAAAACCGTAAGGAGGGAGACCTTTGATTAACATTGAATTGGATGTAATAACTGCTGCAGCAGTTCGTGAATCATTATTCCGAGACACACAAGATTACACCTATGATCCAACTTGTTGTCCACAACGAGTTGTTGATATTCGTAATGTGATTGTGAACCTAGATACACAGATTGAAGAAGAATTACAAAAAGCAGTAACAGCAATTAAGGAGAGCGATGAAACTTCTAACACTTGATGATTATGAAAAGGCAGGCGTAGAGTTCTGGCCTAAGTATTGGTATATTGCTAACCAACTGGGAGAAAATGCCAAGACAGAAGACATTTTGAAAGTTATGGAAACAATCGGTGCTGTCGCGCTGAAGATTAAACTTGAAGATAAACTGTCTGGACCTTTTGGATTTAATAAAAAGAAAGAGGAAGATGATTCAAACATCGACTGATACAGTAATAGTGCCAGAGGGTGCGGAACTTATTGACGAATGCTTCTACGTCTGGGAAACTAGGTATGGATTGTATTCTACGATGACAAATCAAGGTCGTCAGATGATGACTGGTGCTACTAAAGACGGTGTTACTATTATGACACGCTGGCATCTTAAATGTGAACAAGAAGGTACACTTGAGAAATATACCAGAGTTGTTGGTAGTGCTACTGTAGACGGTAAACTGTGAATACAATTATCAGTTACGGATTAGCATTATGGACTACATTGATAGTTCCTTGTGTAACTCACCCTCCTAACTGGAAGTATTGTTTTAATGATTGGGATGTTTGGTTATATCCTGAGATACAAAAGGGGATTGAAATTTACTTTAATCCCTCTTCTTTGTATTCTGAGGAACGAAAGCATCTAAACGGTATAAATATAAAAAAGTAATGTGTAAAGAAGATGTCTTCAGCAATGCAAAACTTTATGGGAGCGTATGTCGCTGTCCATAACTCTGAGGCAAAAGAGGAGTATTACTCAGTTAGAGACGCAGTAAGTGAGATGAACACTGGAGTTCTTACTGATAATGACCTTCGTGAAATTGCTGAAGAAGTATGTGAGACTTTATTCGGTGAAGAAATGAAGTTAGAGGAAGTAGAAAATATCTTAACTGAAGTTCTTGAGGAAGGTCAAAACGTAGGTAGAAATAGTAAAACTTCTAGACTTCTTGCGGCGTTTATTGAGACCTTTGATCGTATTAAATCCAAAGCAAATAGACTTGAATCGTTTGCAGAATATAGAGAATCGAAGAAACTGCAAGAAACTTGGTCTTCTAGATTCAATCAGGACAAGAGAGTTCAAAGACATCATAGTGCTCTGGTAGCAAAAGAATGTGCTAATGTAAAGTCAGGTCTTCTTGAACTTTATAAGGGTAAGCACGGTCAGACTGAGAAGCAGTATCAGGACAGCAGATCTGATGCAGGCAAGATGGTCTCTGGTGACTCCAAGGGTAGCGGTGCAAACTACTCATACAGAGCAAAGAACACTGGTTCTAATCCCGCTGGTGGTTCTGAGAAA